CATCTCCCGTCCAAAACTACAAAATATGGTTCTAATATCGCTTGTATTTTTAGTTCTATTTCCTCTATTTTATTTTCTATTTGCTGGTTTCTCATACTTTTTAATTTTATATCCCCTCCACCGCCCAACTTAAAAAGGTTGAACGGTCTGTAAGTGGCACAGATTTTCCCGACCTAAGTCGGGCGGTGGAAGGGACTAATTATTTGATTAAATTTATAATTTTTTTTAGCGTTTCGTCATCCTGTCCTTCGGGAGAGCGGGTGAGGTCATATTTAATACTATTTTCGCTCGGAGATACTCCTATCCAAATAAATCTTTTATCATTATCGGTTCCAATAAACATTGACCTTTTTTTATTATCTTTTAATCTTATCATTTTCAAAATCTCTTCCAAGGAAACTGGTTTGCCAAGAACTTCTGTGAATGGTTCATAATGGCTTGTGCCTATTTTATTATGCCAATTCTTACCATAACCAAAGTTTTTAATGAGATATTTTTCTTTTTCTTTGTCAACTTTTTTCCATCTACCATCAATTATTTTCCAGACATTGCCACAACTATTTATTTCACACCCAAACTCCAGCTTCGGCGGAAAGTGTTTGTTTCTGATGGCGCGCAATTTTTTAGCGAGTGGGTTCATATAACAATTAACTTTTTATTTGAGAAATGCCATTTTCATCTTCTGAATATTTGTTTTCTTTGATTATTTTGAATAACTTTTTTTCTATAGGAGCAGTATGAAATACTTTTGATTTTATTAAATGATAAGCAGACTTGGCTATAACAAATTTATCAGGTTTATATTTTTTATTATAAGGGATAAATTTTGACAACATCAATGCCAGTCCGTTTATATTCATTCTTTGTTCTTTTTCTTTTTCTTTTAAAGACTGTATGTATAAATTTAACAGATTGGCAAAATTTATTTTATCTTCCAATAATAATTCCAAAAAAACATTCTCCCATTTTATTTCTGACGATTTTATCATTTGTTCTATTTTTTGCACATTTGTTTTTAGTATTGAATTTGTTATCATATATTTTATAACATTAAATTTGTCATAGATTTAATTAGTTTTTAATTCAATCTTTTCTGGGTTAAACGCAATGGCTTTCAACGGCTTGCCGTTTTGCTTGTCGGACGGAAAAATAACTCCGTATTTATGGTTGCCGAAAAAATTGTCAATCCATTCGGCGTCTTCCCATTTGTGTTTTCTTGGATGGAATGTTTTTTTGATAAAATTGCTCATTTTTTTAAATTTCTAATCTGCCTAAAATTTCATCAATAATATTTAACGCAGTTTCTATTTCCGCTCTTCTTTCTTTCATAATACTTGGAATTTCAGCTAAATTTTCTAGTTCTTTTTCAGCTCCTTCAATAACTTCGGGTGAATTAAACGGGCGCAACACTGGCTCTAACCTGCCTTTTAATTGGTCTGTTTTAGTTAATAGCCTTTCAGTTTGATTTTTAAGTGCTTCTAATTGACTAACAATTTGCGGTTGTCGTTTGCTGGCAACAGCATTAACTGCTGTGTCCATTATGTTTGTAGCTTCCATAAATTTATTGCCATACGGCTTAGTTAATTAGTTAAGTATTTTTAAATCCGGTAAATACATTTTTATTTATATTTAAAATTTATTCAGCCCACGCCCATCCAATCATCCCCGCTCCTATCCACAGAGGGATTAACCCAAAATGGTTTCCGTTCGCAATCAACCAAGTCCCTGAGATTATCAATACAATATTTATTATGGCTAAATATAATTTCATATTTTTTGTATTATTTTATGAAGTAAATAAGTGTGATAAACAATAAAGGCGAATTCAAGGAGTATGAGGGCGATTTCTATCTTGTTAAGATTGCGGATTTTCATAACGTTTGTTAGTATAATCTATATAATCATCAGTAAGTTCTTCAAACCTTGAGAATAGATATTTCATAAACGGCTCGTATTCTGTATGCCCTAGTTTATTTTCAACGCGGAAACGCCAATCTTGGCTTAACGATATCTTCCTCATTCTAAAATGTAAACGTTTGTTAGTCTTTGCATCTACGATGGATTTGATTTCAGAAATTTCTAAGAAGAATTTCCGTTCATTCTGCACGGAGTCATCATAAGTGCGAGAGATATATTCACCCTTTAAAGCAGCCATTAACGTAATAATGTAATCAGTGTTGTCATCAAAATCACTAAATTCTGTATATAAAGTTTTTGGTCCGTGTAAAACAATTTTGTTCATATTAGTTTTTCTTTTTTGTATTTTCGTATTTCTTCCTTGCAATATTCGTTTATTAATTTAAGCTCCGTTTGATTGAATCTATGGTGTTTGTTTTTTAGCGTTAGCAATCGGTTTATAGCTGATTTACCTATCTTCTGTTCTAAAGTTTTGCCGTAATAATATAAATTTCCGTGCAAATATTGGTTGCATCGCACGCATTGAGCGTGAACGTTGTCTTCATCAAAAAATATTATGTTTTTATTATGGATAAAATGCCCCGCCTGGCATTCTTTGTAATGTTTAATAGTACCGCAAGAAATACAGGAACAATATCCACGCTGGTCTGAATCTCTTAACCTGACGTATAAGCTAAAATTTTTCCATACTCCTTTTTTGGTTAAATTCATAGGTATTCTGCACCGTAAGTATATTTTAGTTTAATGATACAATCTGGGGCACAATTAACATATAATACTGGATGTTTAAAAATTTGCGCGAAGTTTTCCAAATATTTTTTAATCTCTGGCCACTCAGGGCTATCTTCCAATTCTTCCATAGTACGCGCTCCCCAACAAGTAGGGAATAAATAATTCAAAAAATTAATAACAAAATAATTGGGGTTGTTTAGTGTATTAGACCACCGTAATTCGTTAATATTAAATTTAGCTATCCTCCTAACTTTACGCGTTACTGTAGTCATTTCTAGAATCTTAGACATTTCGTGCTTTGCATCATCAGATAATTCGTCAAACACTAATTGATAAAATTTAGACAAAAATCCAGAGTGCATTTCGCTAGACCTGCAAGACATATCGACTGGGTGTCTTTGGATACGGTGGTCGTTCAGTACTTTACGCTCAGCACCTGCGAATTGAGCAAGGATTTCTTCTCTGATTATCGGTTCCATATTATATTTTGCTCTTTTTTTGTTCACACTTCGCAACAGATCCACCCATTTTATTTCTTCCCCCATCGGCCCAGAATTGCCGGCCACTCGTATGGGGAAAGTCCTGGCCACTGATACAATAGTATAATTAAAATTTAAAGGTAATCCGCATTCCGTAATCCACGCGGACGCTCCAGTTTGTCTTGCCGTAACATATGGGTAATGTCCGAAATGAAAATCAAGCAGAGCTCCTTGCGTACCTTCTATGATTATCTGTTTTTTGTTTTGATAGGCATCATTTAAGAGTTCTACTGTGTTTGTTATTTGGTAATGTTTCAAAAACCGCTGACCGAGCAATTTATAATCCTGAGAGCGTTGCATTTTATCTATAATCGATGCCATTGAACCTTTAGCAGTAGACCCCATATTTTGGTGTAGTTGCATTTTTTCTTCCATTTTCTGGTGGGCGGTAGATTGTACTCCGCAACGTGGGTCTATAAAAATCCTATCCCTGACGTCTCCTTCCATAATCTCGTTTATCATTTCAACTTCACGTTCCAAGATGTCCAAATTAACATAAGCACCTGCGCCGATGATTAACTTCGTTTTAGGATTAACCCACGCCGTAGGTAATACTTGATTAACGTATTTTTTACCTTTATAATAGACAGTATGCCCGGCGTTTATACTGCCTGTACGGACTGCGTAATCGGCATCTTTCTCAATGGATAAATGTCCGACTACGAGTCCTTTGCTCTCGGAACCATATTGTGCTCCGATTACCACGATGATTGGTTTTCGTTGTTTTAAATCTTCCATAGATTTTTGTGTTTATTATTTATTATTTTATAAGCGGCACGGCGGTCTATTCTTTTCTCCGTCATCAAATCTGCCAATTCAATTTCTGGATCATTTTCTTCTTCTTCCACGATAAATTCACAATTTTGCAGAAATTCATTAATATCTCGTATCATACTCTCTATTAATAAAAACAATTCTTTCAAAGCGTAATTAAGTACTGACTGGTTGGTTAAAGTCCTTTCTAACATACAATCGGCGGCTGCTCGACAGACGGTAGGAAATTTGTTAAAGATTTCGTTGGACATCCCAACAACTCGTTCTAATCTCCAAGGATTCGGTCTCGGTTTTTGAACTAATGCAGTAGAAGCTACATCTTTTTCGGTAATCTTTATTTGATTAAAGACTACCATCATTCTCAAATCATTGGCCAACTTAGTAAGGAATACGGTTTGTTCAGAAATCCACCGAGTAATTTCGATTTCACTCAGATGATTACCTGTTTGTGAACAATATGTTTGCGTTTTTGCGTACTCTGGCGGGAAAAATCCCACAACATCTATCTTTAGGTGCTTTTGAACGTGTTTCCTACCAACGGAACCGCCGATACCTTTAAAATGAATGACAGGGTCTGGTATGTTTTTTTGGTATTCTAATAGATGAGCGAATCTATTAGTTAATGTTGTTTGCCCTGCTGGTAACAAATGCGTGTAAGCTCTTATCACCTTGTTGGTTAACATTTTTGCCAAGCTTTCTGTCAACGATTCTAATTTTTTACTAATATGATTATAACTCTCGACGATGCGTATCGTGCGAATATTGTCTTCCAAATCAGAACTAGTTAATCCTATATGATAAGCTCCACGCCCAGTTTTATGACAAAGCTCACGTACAAATTTTTCTATCCTATGATTAGTTGGCTCGAGTGGGCTTTTGTTGGGGATATTTTTCAAATTTTGCGGCAACAGATTAAAATATTTATTTTCTATCCATTCTGCACACTCATTCCAGAATTTCTCGCTCCAAATGTGTTGTAGTCTGTTTGTGTTCATAATTATTTAAACGCATATTCTATAATCTTCACATTGGATTTACCCAGTGGAGCCAAATCCATCTTCACCTCTTTCAGTTTTAGGTAGTTCATCCACTTTCTGACAGGCAGGCGTAATCAAGGGGAAAAAGATTAATTGAGCAAGCCGCATTCCTTTTTTGACTTCGACTGGCTGATTAGTCATATTGTACACGCAAGCGTACAAGGGACCAGTATAACCATTATCGATCACGCCAGACACTACTCGCAATCCTAATTTTCGCGTGGTAGAAGAACGGTTTATTATCATAGCCCAGTATCCTTCTGGTATCTTTATACTGACATTACAAGGTACATCTACCGGTAACTCACCGTGCGGTTCTATGACCATATCTTCAGCTACTATTAAATCATACCCACAATCACCTTGTTTGGCAGGTGTGTTAATACCACCGTGTTCCGAGTTATGTTTCACTAAAACTTTATCATTATTAAACCAAACATTAGTAGTGCCCGTCGTCGCACCCTCCCCCCACTGTTTAGAGTAGAAAAGACCACCTATAACAGCATACCCGGCTATGTCAAAAAAATTGTCCAAAACAGATTCGTTGTTTGCTTCTTTGTGTTGCAGATTACGAATACGTTCTATCTTTTCGTTCATACGCGTCAGTACCTGTTCTAAATTTTTAATATCCGATGTTCCATAATCTTCTAATTTTTTTTCGAATAAATTTTGTATATCGGAAAACATTTTCCGAGCGTTTGTTTTTGTTGCTTGTATCATATTATTTAATATAGATTATTTATTTAATATAGATTATTTAGCATAGAATTTTTCTGGTGTTTCTATCTCTTTTGGTGTTTCTTCATTTTTTTGTTCGACCTTTGCACGGGAAACAGTCACTGACACTTCCGTAAATATTTTCCCCGTAAAATCTTTTCTAAAATTTTTAACGGCATTACGTGCTACCACGTGCCAGCCGGTAGCTTCGATGATGTACTGTTTTTCTCCCACTGTAGGAGCTGTTACAGTAGCTAAAAATGTTCTCTTCATAAATTTAGATTGTCCTCAACTCAGGATTGTATCCCATAATCGACCTCCATTCTTCTTCTTTCCATTTACGCCGACGGGCTACTTCCCAAGAAGTAGGTAAATAAAGTTTTTTATCATTTTGAAAATAAGCCCTAATACGTTTTATTTCATCTTCCCGCGGTAGATTGTATAAATCTTTTAATCTAACAGCTAAATCTCCGCTGCTATTGTCTCTATAATCAAGAAACAATTTGTTTCTATAATACTCATACCAAATTGCATTTGTAAGCTTAATATCAGAGTTTCTTGTTTCAGGATACTTTTCAAGACAATGTTTTACTTTTTCTTTTAGATTTTTCACCATATATTTTCTTTTTGGCTGAATGTTTATAAGTGTTAACAGTCGTGTCTTTTATCCCGAGTTGATGCCCAATAGTTTTCGCGTTTTGTCCCTTGATTGATTTTTTCATAATCTCATACTCCAATTCAGTAAGCAAGTTTTTATATTTATTGAGACGGTACATCGTAATCCACGGTTTCTTTTTCACTTTTCGTAGTGGTTTTATCTTTTTTTTAATGTCTTTGAAGTATATACTAACGTTGCTCCTGATGTTGATTGGGATTACAACATATTTCTTGACTAATTTATCTAACGCAAACCCTTTCAAAATTTCACTTTCAATTTTCTCCATATACTCCTTTGATATATATCCTATCTCTTTCCCTTGTTTCGTCTTTACAGTCCCATCCATATAAACCTTAAAATGTAAACCTTTAAAATATTTCCTTGATAGATTGTATAAATCCTCCCTTAACATATGTTTATTAATTGTATCCTTCTTGAGTAATTGTTGGCTCTTGGTTATTAGGTGGTGGTGGGAAAAATCCTTCATCTAACATCCTCCAATCTGGAGCGGTAAGATAAGTAACGTCTCTCAGTTTGCCTTGAATGTTCGATTTTATTATCCAAACTTTTACTTCTTTCCCTACCCATTGAGAAGTTTCTTCGCCGTAAGCGTCTATTAGATTATTAATGGTCGTTTGGTTGAAAGACAAATGTTTTTCTCCATTTTTAGTGTCCACAGCAAACACTAAACGAGTACCATAATCTCCTTCAACTTCTTCACCTGCGTTTTTGATTATGATAATGTCTCCATCATTATAATCTACTCGCGCTTTTGCCCAATCGCGTTGGGTGGTTGATTTTTTTTGTACACGCATAAGTTTTTGTATTAATTAATTATAAATTATCTTCTTCGTCTTTATTGGGAACGAATTTGGGGATCAATTCATCAATATTGAAACCAGCATCAGTTATTTCTTGTTTTACTTCTTCATTTAATTTAGTCATATTCTTCCCATCGCGTATTCTACACATTACGCGGTTCCAACGAGCGACTTTCGGCTGATAAACGTTGTCAAAAGCATTCTGATCATTAAATCCATAAAGCATTTTCAAATAAGGACTATATGCCACATTAAAATTTTTAGCGAATTTACCAATATCTTCATCAAATACAATTGGTTGTTCCAATGGTGGTTGTTTATTTTCTTGATGGTATGCGGAAAGAATCTCGATGGTGTTTTTATACTCTTGTTCAGTGTCAGATGGGTTTTCTACTAAGAATTCGATTATCCTAAGGTCGTCTCGGCAAATATAGACGATAGAACCGAACGGATGATTATCACTCTTTAGATAATGGAAAAGTTGCATCCTGTGTATTTTGCTTGATTGTTGGTTGCGTTCTAGAGCTTCAAACATAAAAGCGGAAACGCTTTTAATTTCTAAAGGCATAATAGCTAAGCCGTCCGGATAATTCTTCTCAAAATATTCTAGAATGCTATCTCCTACTCGTAAGAAAACATCTGGTAATCCCAGACTTCTTGATTCTGATTTCCACTTTTCTATATCGGGTTTACCGCCAGCGATAAAATCCGCTTTGCCCGTTACTTCAATCAACCCCTCGTATTGGTACGAAGACCATTTCTGGGATTCTTGTAAAATTCCGGCTCGTTTCAGTATTAGAGAGACGATCCATTCAAATACGTTGCCGGCCTCAAACTTACGTAAGGAACGGGCGTTTGGTGGATTAGTGAATGGGGTAGCTCTCATTTTCAGCCATACATCTATGGGAGCACGACCTAATTCAGAAGCCCAAACATTATCGCGGATTTTCATTTCCCGCTCTGCCCGTTCTTCTAAAGAAGCATTCCATACGTCCGCAAACCGCCAAGCGTTTTGTAAATGGTTTTTCATAATTTTCGTATTTTTAACCCCGCAGGATAGGAGTTTCAGTAGAAACTCTCGTGGCCATAATCGCGTCCTTCTTACTCCTCCTACCCCGCAGGTATTAATACATACTATCGTGCAAATTTATAAGGAAAGCAAAAACATCATCGTATGTAACGTTTTTGTATCTGTTGATTTTATGACCGTAGATCAGATTAGTGGAATTGTCATTCATTCTCTTCTTGATACGTCGTAATTCTCTTTTGGTTGTTGGTCTGAGTCTGTAGCGTATTGGTTCAGTTTTGTTTTGTTCATTCATACTGATGATTAAGACGAATTTTTTCGTCGATTAGTTCTTCTTTCGTTATATCATCACAAAACGGGCACGGTTCTGTTTTATTGAATATATCGTATCGTTTGCCTTCACAATAATTGCACTCTTCTTTTTTAACATTAACAAAGTATCGTTTTCTGTTTTTCCTGCCGAGAGCTGTTTGGCACTCGTCGGCGGAAAAGATGTTAATTTGTGTTTTCATAATTTTTTAAGCCGAGGAAGAGGAGTGGTAATCAGAGCGATAACCCACTCACGGATTATACTCTTCCCCCTCGGCTGCTCTGATTATTTTGTCTTAATTTTTTTAGCATTTTGTGCCCACTTTTGAAATAATAACACTCTTTGTTTTCATTCATTGGAATTTTGTTTTCAAGCGCGAAAATCGGGCATTCGCTATCGCAGCTTGCGTGAACGGCACAACATATATCATACAATTCTTCCGCTATGTCATCATCAGTAATCTGTTCATTTTTAATTAATTTTTGAAGTATTATATTCATATTTTACCCTTTTTATATTAATTAATCGTTGTCGTTATAAGGAACTATTTCCAATCCTCCTTTTACTATTCTTACTATTTTATAAATACTGTTATCTATAACTCTTATTTTGTCCCCCACTTTGTTTGTTCCTTCTTTCAAGTATCCATCCCCTTTTAACGGGAATAATTCTTTACTTTTAAATTTTATTATCATATTTTCACCTCCCTTCTATTAATGATTTTTTAATAAATTGATTATTTCCGCTTTTGTCGCTCTGAAAGATCCCTAAATTTGTTTAACCATTTTCTGGCGTTTTCTTCGTCATTCTTAGCCAAACAAGCTAAATGCCTCTCCCAGTAATAATGCGTTTTCATTTGTATTAATACCTTGTCGTCTTTCATATTATTCTATTTCCATTATAGCACACCAGAAACGATTTGTCAAGTATCTCTTCAAAATTTATGTCCTACAGCTTGTAGTCCAATATCCCCCCTTTTGTTTTCTTACTGTCCACTCCACCCTGATACCAGCCCAATTGTTACCACCAAATCGTCACGGGGGTGGTTTATTTGCCGTAAAAACCACTAAAACCTCTACAATTACAGTGTCAACGTGAAAGTCGTGTTAAACATCAGGTACGGAGAGTTGCCAGAAAAAAAAGGTTAAAAAAAACTAAGCTGTCGCGGCCGTCGATGTTACCGTCGCAAGAGTTTAGTTTCTTTCGTTGGTTGTAATGTTCCATCATTATACTTCCATTATATCATATCGGACGCTCGCTGTCAAGTATTTGTTTGTTCGCTGATATCAAAAGTATTTCTGAATACCGTCCTTACGGGCTTCTGTTAATATTAGAATATTGGAAGCTTCAGTTTTCATCCACAGGTTATTTTACGCGCACGACGTCGTCGTGATTTCGTTCGTCCACAGGTTGCTCACGATTTTCGTCCAGTTTATTAAATCTGACGATTATTTGATGCACTCGTTGTCTGGATATGCCGAAAAGGTTCCCTATTTCCTGGAATCCTAATCCTTGGTCGTACAACCGTTTTATTTCCAAATTGCGTTTCATCATATTAGTATTAGAGGAGCAAGGGGTAAAAGACGATTACATAAATTTATCTATCCCCATTATAGCACACTCGGAGAAGCTTGTCAAGCTGTTTTTTATTCATATTCCATTCGCGTATTTGATAAATATGTCTCCTTAGACCTGTGGATGACGAAATAATTGACCCCTTTTCCAAGATATGGTATAATGGAATTAACAGGGAAAAAAGGGGTAAAAAAATTAATCTCTGAACCGCTGGTCTAAGATTTTCGTCTTGGGCCGGCGTTCCATAGATTAAACGATAAAGGGCTCCAGAGCTCTGCACTTTATCGTAAGAACGAACGGAGGTGTCAGAACCTTAGTTTTGTTGTTGCGTAAAGGGCGGAATTTTGGAGCTTTTGTATATGAAGATTAAAATTTGCTTCCATCAGTGGTCGGACGTTACAATCAATGGTTGGAGGTACGTTTATTGCATTAAATGCGGGACATCACAACATTATGCTAAAAAGAAAGCATTCGTTGGAGTGTTCGTTAGGAGAAATGCCGTTGGGTAAATATAAAAATTTTGCTTCTTGCGTCGCAGCTAAAAGTAAAACTATGGGCAAAGCCGCCGCTAAACGGTATTGCGGGAAGATTTATTATTCTGTACATAAGAAGAAAAAATATGGGCGAGGAAAATAAAGTTGTAATTAGTGAACAACCATTATCGTGGAGGAAGTATAGAATTACCCTCAAACAGGAGAAATTTTGTCGGTTATATACCAGTAACGACACGGAACTTTTCGGCAACGGTACTCAATGCTACGCGAGAGCTTTCAACGCGGATACGACTAAGCCTGGATGGCAAAAAAACGTAGCGATACACGCGGCTAGATTGTTGAGGAACGAAAGGGTGTTGGCACGAATCAGAGATTTACTTGATGAAGGTGGATTTAACGAAATCAATGCTGACAAGCAACTTTTGTTTTTAATGAATCAACACGTTGATTTCCATTCCAAACTGGGAGCCATAAAAGAATTCAACGCTTTGAAGGGTCGAGTGACGAAGAAACAGATTACGTTAGTGAAAAATTTTAACCAATTATTAGACGAAATAGAAAATGAGCAGAATCAAGAACAAAGAATGGAGGATGCGGAAGCTTTATTGGATAATGGACAAGAGGAAGAGGAAAGTGAAATTTCGGAGAAATAGAGCGCAAGTACATTTTAATAAGCATAAATCTTTGAGGAACATCATTCTGAAATCGCGACAGTTAGGGTTTACTACGGACGAATGCATTGATGCTCTGGACGACGTTTTGTTCACTCCGGGAGCTGACGCGCTTTTAATAGCCCATAAGAAAGAAGAAGCGTATAAGATTTTCAGTAAGAAGATACATTACGCGTGGAAGAATCTTAACCCGGAATTGAAACATCATCTGCGTTGGGTGGTAGACACTAATCGTACTAACGCTCTGAAGTTTGATTTTCCAGGCGGAGAAGAAAGTTCCATATCCGTTTCCACCTCCGGGAGGTCGGGTACATATTCTCGGATACATATTTCGGAGTTCGCAAAATTGTGCAAATCGTATCCGCAGACGGCTGACGAAGTGATATCTGGGACCATTCCGGCAGCTCCACCGACGGCGAGAGTAGACATTGAAAGCACGGCTGAAGGAGAAGAAGACGAATTTTATAATATGTTTTGGGAAGCGTGGGAGCGTGGTGAACCGAAATTTCCCACACAATATAAAGCGCATTTTTATAATTGGACTTGGGACGATGATGAGTTAGATAGCATCACTCCGGAACAGATTAATGAATTTTTAAGTTCGAAAGACTATACGAAATATCATATCGGATTAAAAGGTAGTTTTAAAAATTATCAGAATAAACACGGATTGTCAGACAGAGAGATAACTTATTGGTACACGAAGTGGATTAGTTTGAATCATAAGTTCTCTAAATTGTTTAATCAGTACCCTACTACGCCGGAGGAAGCGTTCGCATATTCTGGGGTTAAATTGTTCGAGCGGGAAGCGGTAGACAAACAAAAACAATATGAGAAGGAAGGTACTAAAGTTGGACATTGGACGTATTTCGCCGATTACCAACCTGGGCACGTTTACGCTGGGGCTGCAGACGTCAGTCACGGTAAAGGAAGGGATAGTTCTACTATCGTAATAATGGACTTTACGCCGCATAGACCGAGAGTAGTGGCAGTGTACGAGAACAATGAAATAGACGCTACGGTGTTCGCGTACGAGATAAAGAACGGCGGTGAGCGTTATGGGAATTGTTTAATGGCGCCGGAAAACAACGACAGAGGATACGCGACTTGCGTGGAGCTTTCTAAAATATACGCCAACATTTTCGTACGTAAGATAGAAGGTAAAACGGAAGAACAAGAGACCAAGGAATTAGGGTGGAAGACTACGGGTAGCACTAAGCCGCAGATGATGTTGGACTTGAAGACTGCTTATAACGACGAGTTGTTGGAAGTGGCGGATAAGCGGATTAACAGGGAAGCTAGGACTTATGATGAGAACGACGTGGATAGAGTAAAATTTGACAAAGAACAAACTCGCCATTGGGATTTGCTTACTGCTTTGGCAATTTGTTGGCAAATGCGAAAATACATCGTTTATGAATCAGACGGCGGGTTCAGTCACAATAAGAAAAAAGATTTGAGCTAACGTATGCCCAAAAAAGACGAAAAATTTGAAAAAACGAGTAAACACAAGCTTAGATTGAGTACCCAGGTTGAACGGGAAGTTGAAGTTTTTGGCGGGACAGTCGTTCTTTCCAATGGCGTCCAATTTGACCATAGAGATACCGTTAAAAAAATTAATAATCATAAAGCAGGGAAATTTCATAACTTGGATGATGATGATGCCATTTTTTGGCCGTTGGGGCAACAAAGGTCTCCTCATTTCGCTAAGAAGTTGGACGTTGATACTCGTCATTTCCGGGTGGAGGGGTACGGAGATTACAACGCTTACCAAGCTTGGGCAGTTAACGTTAGATTCAGAAAGTGGGCGAAAGATACTGGTTTTGCCTTAGATTTAGATGATTTTGGTGACGCTTTGGCAGATTTTGGTTCTTGTGCTCTAAAATTAGTCGAACGCAAGGAAGGTGGTTATGATTTAAAAGAAGTAGATTTGTTAAAATTATGGTTTGATCCGACCATTAAAAATTTTAAAGGGCAGACGAAAATTGAATTGCACGAGTTAGAAAAACATACCGTATTGGGCAAAGACGGGTGGGACAATAACGAGAAAGCTTGGGCAATGGCTGAAATAGTGGATCAGCAGGAGTCGGATAAGAATGACAACGTTAACGCGGTTGCCGAGAAGAGGAAATTTTGGGAGAGAGTCGGTTATTATAACGTTGCTCATTATGAGAATGGAGATTTAGTCAATGGGGGATACATAGAAGACCCTGTAGAAGACGACTGGAAATTTATGCACACCATCCACGCTGGAAATGGAGATGGTGAAGTGGTAGTTTATGCTGAAGAGATTGGAGAAGATGATGACATCTACGTAGATTTACACATCAGTAAGTATGAGGATAGATGGTTACGAATCGGAGTGTACGAGAGGTTATTCGGGTTACAGAAGATGGTCAATGAAAGTATCAATTATAACCGAGACACTCAACAGATTGCTTCATTGCTCCTTTTAAGGACTAGGAATAAAAAATTCGTCGGTTCTAGCATCCTGCAAATGGCGGAATCTGGTTTAATAACTGACGCCGATCTGGAACAGATAGGGATAACCAATACTGCTTTTGGCGAATTTATCAATACTGTAGCGATGTACGAGGATAAAGCGGACAAATTGTGCCTGACGCCGGATGTCATTACTGGTGAAGGTTCAAACGCTCAGACGTTCAGGGGGCAAGCGGCGCTTACCAATTTAGCCAATTCAGCTTTTAAAAAGGCTAGAGACAGAGTTTCGTTCGTCATTTCCAAACTTTTAGTAGATAGAATATTACCGCACGAAATAAGCGAGTGGAATAAAGAGAAGTCGTTGGAAATTGCTGGATTTGACGTGGACGCGAGAATGTATGATGCCATAGCGGTCATTCAACATCTCAATAATTATATTTTGGACGAGTTCGCTAAAGGTAACAATCCGACGCAAGAGGAGAAGCAAAAGTTTGTTGATGATTTGATGCAGAGGATAGAAAGGGAAGGTAGAAAACTCATTCTGCCGGAGAAATTTTATGATTTCAAATTTGGGCTCGCCATAAACGCAACGGGGGAGATTGAGAATAAAGAGCAAATGAACGATGCTTATTTCAACGTCATTAATTGGGTGTTAGCTAACCCTACCGTTAACCTCATACCGGCGTTTAGAGAGTATGTTGAGAAGAACAATATTACTCCTTTCCATCTTACTCCTGAACAGATGCAACAAATCAGACAAGGGGCGGTAGAACAGCCACAGCCCGTGCAAAAGCAGGATAAACTAATGTCGTTGATAGATTCAGAATAAACAAATTAGTAATAATATGGTTAAAACAAATGGAAAAATGTCTGACGAAGCTATGGAAGAATTCTTAAAGATACGGGGTAGTATCGGTTGGGAAGTCGTGCAGGAAATAATAAACGACATTATGAAGCAGGAATGTGACATTGAAAGTGTCGATAAGAGTTTACCTCCAGTAGAGTATAAGGCTGAAGTATTGGGGCGGCTTAAAGCTAAAGAGATGTTTACGCAAGTTTTTGATGGAGTGGAGTATTTGGAAACAACGATAAGGAATAAACAAAAAGATTATTCATAAACGTGTAAAATATGCCAAACGACGTACAACCAAAAGTAAAATTGATACCGAAAAACAAATTTATCATTCTATATTCGAATAGAGAAAGGAGAGTTGAGACGATAATCGTGCCGGAAACGAAATCTTACGAGAGTCATAAGAGTTGGAGATACGGGGATTGCACGGTTCATTCAGTAGGTGAAGGAGTAGAAATCGATATTAGGCCGGGGGATAAAGTAATCCTAGACCCTCTAACTCCAGTGAAACAGTTTGAAGACATTACGAAACATATCGAAGAAATAGAAGGAAAAAAACTGAAACAAGACGAAACTGCTGGACGTTTGGAAGGATATTTCGCTTGCGAAGAAAAACATATAATAGCCATAATAAGATAATTATTAATTAGCTGTTTGCCGGGGAAAATTCGCCGCGTAAACAGATATAGCAAACGCTATGACTAAATTCGAGCCAAAAGGCAAAGACGAACTCCGTCAAGAAGTTATTGAAAAATACGGTCTTAGTGAAGAAGAGAACGCGGATTTAATCGAAAAAATCGTTGAAGACCGCTATAAGGACGAACAGTTTAAGGCTTCGGAAAAGAAGAAAGTAACTAAGACCCGTGAATTATTAGACAAAATGGTGAAAGCCAAAGAATATTACAAGAAGGGCGGAGGCATTAAGCCCAAAGGGGTGGAATCATCAATCTCCACTGAAGATAAAGCTTACTTGTTCGCTAAAGGAATGAGTAGGACTGAAGTGAGACACCTCGAGAAAGTAATGAAAGCGACTGGTAAAAATTGGGAAGATGCGGCGAATGACAATCTCTTCAAGACTTGGAAGAGAGAAAATGATGCTTTAATAAAGCGTAGAGGTGCTCAATTAGACCCTTCAAGTGGAGGTTCAAGTGGTAAAGTGAAAACCGACCACGACAAGATGGTGGAAAAATTTTCACAAAACTTGCCGAAAGGGTTTTCAATAAAAAAGAAAAAATAATTAAACGCGTGAGGTTACATTTTGTGGTCTCGCACGTTCTAAAAATATGCCAGATACTAAGATTACAGGTAAAGTGCGTACTATGCGGTGTACTATCGCATCAGCGACCGTCATCGAAGAGGGTGACTTGGTTACATTGAGCAATGGGTTAATCGTCAAAGCTACTTCTTCTTCCACCAAGATAGCTCGTGCTATGGAACCTTCTGCTTCAGGCGATACTAAAATTACTGTAAGCCGAGGCCGTTTAGAAATTAAAATTGATTGTGAAGACGCTTTCGCCGTTTCGCATAAAGGTGGAGAATATGATATAGCGGTTGATGCGAACGGTAAACAGACGCTCAACCAATCAAGTACCTCTACGAAAGTATTAATGGTTGACCCGAGCCAAGATGCGGGTACTGTCGGTGCGACTACCGATATTAAATGCATAATTAATAAGCCAATCGATGATAGAGCTTAGCTTTAATTCACTAACCACTTGGTTGAGTAATTTTACCATTACTTAATTAAGTCCATTGATATGAATTCTCAAGATTATACATTACAAGCGGTCAAGGGGATTAAAGAAGTGTTTAACAACGCAATGGGTGAAATGCTTGAACAGTTTATGGATAATAGAATTATCAAATTCTATACGACCAACGTGGATGATGAAATTTTCACTTCCACTGAAGGTCTGACCGGTATTGAAGAACTTGGTGAAGAAGAAACCCCGCCTTCTTTAGCCCTCGAAGACGGCTATTCGGTCACGCTGTCCCCTGACCGTTATGGTGGGGCTTTGGTGATACCTGAAAAAGTGTACGCCGTCGATGAAGGAGACCCGACTACTAAAGTTGATTTGTTCTTGCAAGAACAAAGAGACCAAATTTTGTTGGCTCTCAGAAACAAATTGTTGGTTTCGGCGTTTTATATGCTGAATAACGCCCATAACTCAAGTTCCGCTACATTGGCGCCAGACGGTGTCGAGCTTTGTGGTACGCATACTTGGGCGACTGGGGGAACGTTTGATAACAGCGCCACTGCTGCTTTAGACGCGGATGCCATAGACGATATGGAAGAGTTTGGCGGTGATTTTTACGACCCGACTGATACGAGTAGGCCGTTCCCGCACGATTATGATACTATCATAGTCAAAAAGGGCAGTGATGCTGCCAGAATGGCTAAACGATTGTTCGCGTATGGTATTTCCCCTATATCTGTAAACGATATTAACATTTATGAGGGGGAAAAGACGGTGGTTGAGACCCCATACCTTTCGACCGCTAACAAGACTTATTGGTTCGGTTTGGATACTAGTTTTAGGAATTCAGTAATATTGGGCATTAATCTGTCTCCCGCTATGAGAGACCCGATTGTGGAGAGTAATCAAGCCATTCGTTCTAACGTGACTGCTTTCTGGAAAAGAGGTATCAGGAACATACCGCACGAATGGTATGGTAGCACAGGCACGACTTAATTAATTAAATAAAGTAGGGGGGGGTACAGTTGTGCCCCCCGCTCGTTAAATTTTATGAACAAGTATAAACTTTTGTCTTTAATACTCGCAGTGTTTTTGGTTATAGGATTCAGTATGAGCGTCATCAATAATGAATGCGGTAACGTTAATACGGCAGAATCTGGGAGTAGAACGTTGGGTGTTTACACCGCCGGCAGTTGGGATAGTGCTGATGGGTATAAAGTTGACGGTGTCACGGTCATCGATGGGTCTGGAAACGTTGACGCTCCGATTACTTCAACGACGGGGACATTTTCAAGCACGCTAACCGTTACGGCTACAACCACCGTCGGAACAAGCGACTTGGTAGTGCAAACAGATTTGGACAGAATTGGCGTGGGGACAACCACTCCCTTGGATTTGTTCCAAGTTGAAAATTCGTCAGCCACTACGACCGTCATCGTCAGCAGCGGCGCTTCCGCCAAAGGAGGCAGAATTATAATTGAGGACGCTGATGGAGCCGGGTGCTCTGAGTTGACGACGATTGACGGCACGGTAGCCGCGAAAACAGTTACTTGCCCAACTGGGATTTAAAAATGTTCGCAATGTGTGAAATCGTGGTATGATAATGTACCCGTAATATATTAATAATTAATTGTGCCCCGTAAATTAGACTCAATTTGCAGGGTGACCAAAATTTATGTCAAACGACAAAGAACTTTTGGAAAAAGCCAAAAAAGAATTAAAACAAGAAGAATTAAAGAAAAAGAAAAAAGAAATGGAAGAAAGAGATAAGAGGATAAAGGACGTCCAAAAAAAGAAAAAAAAGACCGCGGACGATAAAGTTTTCCTCCAACGGGAAATGTTGAAGAGGGCTAAAGATAATACGACACTTCCGAGAGATTTGGAAAAGCTTTATCCTTCACAAATGACTTTAGAGGAAATGATCGACTACCTTAACGGTAATAATGCTAGAGGGGAAAAAATCCCGTACCAGAAGGGTGATTCAACCGTTATTTTACGGGCTAGGATTAAAGCATTCAGAAACCCAGGATATCAAGATAGATTAAAAATGTTAGAAAATAGGAAAATAGAAGGGAAAATAATCAGGTAATCCTAACCCCAGTCCACGATGTGTGCTGGGGTTAGAGTTTACTGTTAATTTTAAATTTATGAAAAAAATCATACTCGGCGTTATATTAGTGATAGCTTTAATCGGTGGAGCCATTGGTTACAATATCGCAAACGGGATAAATTATGATGGCGGAGTGAACCGTGATCAAGAAATTAATCTCGGCGGTGGTAGTATAAGAGCTTGTAAATTCTCCAATGCTCTTGCTTCTACTAGTCCGATACAACTTGGCTTGGTATCTTCAGATAGCCACGTGTCGTCCGTAAATTTGGATTGTGAGGTGGGTTCTACTAGGATAGGACGACTTGAATTGGATGCTGTCGCATCAAGCTCAGCCGTCATTAGGTGGACTAAATCTTACTCTAACGATGGTATAGATTGGTATGCGGAAAGAACTGCATCGACTACTGCTGATGTTACTACTTACGGTGTGGGTGCTAATGTCCACTCTTGGTCACCGACTGCTGGCTCAAACCAAAGGTTGAGTGTGTTCTTGGACGAAGATGATTTTGCTTCCAATTATTTAAGATATACTTTTTCCGTGGCTGGAGCTTCATCTACGTTATACGCCGTTTTAGAAAAAAAATAATATGCAATTTAATGACGTTACCAACCGTAACGGTATAATTCAAGCTATCGAGAGAGAGAGTAAACTCGGGCTTGGCACTGTGTCCGATAATGCAGCTCCTGATTATTATTTGGATTATTTCACGATGAAAATTAATGAGTGGTTGCATATCGTTCAACATTGGATACAAGAGGTGAATGATGAATGGCCGTACGATGATGATAACAATACTGGTAGCATACCTGAAGTTTATAATTTTTCCGCTGATACGCAGATTTACACATTAGACAATGATATTACCAAAATAAGGAAAGTTGAATTCCACGACGCTACTAAAAATGCTAGCAAGGGTTGGTCGGATGCTGACTATTATTATGAATCTGACAGGATTGAAGATTTATACGGGCAAGATAGTGGATCACCGTCTAAATATTTTATGCAAGGTAGAAATTTGATAGTCGATGTCCCAGTCGATATTACTAAGACTGATAAATATAGGATTACTTATGACAGACGTGGTACGGAGTTTGTCGTGTCTGATACCACTAAAGAACCTGGGTTTGAGAAGCGTTTTCATTGGTTGGTAGTTTACGGACCAGTTATGGATTGGGCGATCGGTCGTAACCCCGACATTTTCCAAAAGTGTCGTCTGAAAGTATTCGGTGGCGGAGAAGGAGACCCTGGCGCGCTTAAAACTATGTTACAAGAGCATTATATGAACCAGAATAGAAACATAATATATAAAATTGGTCGTGAGTCAAAAAATTATGATTAAATATCAAACTGATTTTCATTCAAATTTATCCAATCTTTTCAAAAATACTCGTAAAACCACTAATGATGGGGGAAATACTATCATCAACGATAATGGTAGTAAAAAGAATATGGACGTCAAAAAGGTGGATAAGCGGTTCACAAAAGAGCACGAAGTAGATTATAAAACAACATACGAGGATAATACGTTATTGGGTTTGTTATACAATATTAAAAAGAAGTTGGAGCAAATCGCACGCATTAAATTACCTGTACCCCCAGGAGAAGTTAGAATATCCAATTTGCGTGAGATTAAGATACCTAAACCGCAAAATAAAGTTGAAGTTACTAATAGTGTGAGAGTGGAAAAACCTGATTGGTACCAAGAGGTTGATTTAAAAATAATCGTGGAAGCGATAAACAAGTCTGCTTCAAACATCCTAAAAGCGATAAAAAATATAAAATTCGACGATAATAGAATCCTGCAGGCTATTAAAGAACAAGAATTTAGTTTGGACAAATATCAAGACAAGAAAGAAGCTCTCGCTGTAAGATTAGTAACTGAGGACAAAGGATATTTTTATACGAGTAGGACGACGCTTGGCGCGACTAATCAGAGAGTCGAGGATAAATTGGATTCCATATTGGCGGAATTACAAGCGTCGTCAGCTGCGTCTGGGCAGGCTAAGATGACGCCTACTGTAGTAAACGTTTCTATGCCTTTGGCGAATACTGAATACGGTTATAATTTGCCCAATAATACGAAGGGGTTCCATCTGAAATTGCGATCACAAAATGCTTTGTTAAAGTTGGCTTTTACTAGCGGAGAGTCTGGTACAAATTATCTTACCATCCCACAGAACGATAGGTTTGATAGTTTTGAGTATAATATGGATTTAGATAACAAAACGATTTATTTTCAATCGCCTAAAGCTGACCAAACGGCTGAAATAATCGTTTTTACATAAATGAATTTACACAAATGAAACTTTTCATACGAACTACAATTTCAATCATACTTTGTACGTTAATAATCAGCGGCGTTGTTCGTGCCGCGAGTATTTGGTATCCAGATAATAATGAAGCAGTATTAGTTGACGAGAGTTGGGGCGTTAAAGCCGATCATTTCACAGCCACCTCAACAACCGCCACCTCAACTTTCGCCGGTGGGGTCAACATCGGTTCTGGTGGCTTGGTGTATGACAGAAATTCAGGAAGAGTAGGTGTCGGCACGACTACTCCAAATTCTATCCTTTCTGTAGGAGATGCAAACGGCATAAATTTCTCAACCGCCACATCTTCATTTTCTTCCATTGGCGGATTGGACATCTCTTCCGGTTGTTATGCTATAAATGGAACTTGTATAACAGGCGGTGGCGGTTCAAGCCCATTAACAACCAAAGGCGACCTTTATACTTACGACACCGCAGACGCAAGACTTCCAGTGGGAAATGATAGGCAGGTATTGACTGCTTCATCCACCACGGCGACAGGTATTG